GTGAACCCAGCCACGAGGATGGCAGCCGAGTTGAACACTGTTGACGAATGGTCGGTGCCGATTAAGGACAACTTCGTTGCTGACACAGATGCTGTTGGTAGTATTGTTGGTGCTGTGACGTGGGGCTTGGAAAATCTCGCTGCGATTCCCGAAATCGACATCAAGGTTGATTCGGTTGCTGTGACGGCGGTTACCAAGAAGCTGAAGGCTAAGTGGTCGCCAGAGTTGGGACAGGATCTTAATGCCTATCACAATCTGGATGCCGAAGTTGAGCTTACTAGCATTCTCTCTGAGCAGATTGCTTTAGAGATTGATCAGGAGATTCTTGAAGATCTCCTTCAGGGTGCGAACAAGGCGAACAACGTGCGCTACTGGAGCCGTTCTCCCGGTCTGTTCTTGGATAGTACCGGTGCTGAAATTGGTGCTTCTTCGGCTGCTCCTGATTTCACTGGCACGGTCAGCGAATGGTATGAGACGCTTATTGAGAAGATTAATGACGTTTCAGCCGGGATCCATCGCAAGACGGTTCGGGGAGGTGCAAACTTTATTGTTTGCGGTCCCGAAGTCGCAGGCATTTTGGAGTTCACTGCCGGTTTCCGTGCCAACGTTGCTGTTGACAGCAACAAGGGTACTGCTGGTGCTGTGAATGTTGGCTCTCTCAGCAAGAAGTTTGACATTTATGTCGATCCTTATTTCCCAAGGAACATTGTTCTGGTTGGTCGTAAGGGTAGTAGCTTCTTAGAGAGCGGCTATGTTTACGCTCCTTACGTTCCGCTGCAAGTTACTCCGACCATCTTTGGTACGGAAGACTTCGTGCCGCGTAAGGGTGTCATGACTCGTTATGGCAAGAAGATGGTCCGACCGGACATGTATGGCTTGGTTGTCGTACAGGGTCTGTTAGGTCAGGCTGGTTCAAGCTAGTATTAGCCAAAGAGGAATTAATTTTCCAACCCCCGTTCTTCGGAGCGGGGGTTTTCTTTTATGCTTTTAAACAACTATTTATTAGGTAATCGAAATTTTGAGGACAATAAAAAGATAGAAAACGAGCGACTTTACGAAGCGCTTAAAAAAAAATTCACAGGAGAATGATTATGGTTGCACCATTTATTAAAAGACGAAGATTGAAGCAGGCAGCGGCAAAAGCCAAAGCCGCAGCCGAAGCAGCAGAGTCAGCACCAGTAGAAGTTGCTGTAGCGGAGAAAAAGAAAGCCTCTTCTCCTCCAAAGACCCCCAGCACTAGAAAGCGTTGGGGACGTAAATCGGAGCCATCGGATTCGTCAACCAAAAAAGATTCCAAGTAAAGAAAAATTAAATTTGTTTATATAACCCTCCCAGCCAAGGTCATCTCGCGTCCTTTTCTTTTAGGGAAAACTATTTAGATGAGAGGGTTCACGAATGCCAGTACCACAACTTAGTCCAGTATCCACCGTAAGCACCGCTGTGCTGACCGCAACTGGTTCAGCGGACGATGTTGCAGCCGCGCTGCCCTTTGATGTCTATAAAACTTCGAATCCTTTTTTAAATGGCGCAGCCGATCAGGTAGGGTTTGTTTATAAAAAGTTGGGCGGCGATGTTTTAGACATTGAAATCAAAGCCGCCAATGTTTATGCCGCCTATCAGGAGGCAGTTTTAGAATATTCTTACCTTATAAACTCTCACCAAGCTAAAAATGTTTTATCGGATATGCTGGGGGCATCTACATCTTCTTTTGATGAGGACGGTGAAATATCGTCAGGAGCGGATGATGCCTCAAGAGATTTTCCCAACTTTGGTTTTGGCTATGCAAGGCGTGTAGCCGAGGGCATTTCAACTGAAGCGGCTGTCGGCGGCTTTCTTACCCAATATTCGGCTAGTTTCACTTTAGAAAAAAATACACAACAATATGATCTTCAGAAGATTGTACAAAATAGTAGTTCTTTACCCGCTTCCCTTTATTATAACAAGATTGATAATAAAAAGATTCTCATTCGAGATGTGTTTTATAAAAGTAAAAAAGTCATGTGGAGGTTTTTTGGTTATTATGGTGGTTTAAATGTGGTAGGCAATCTTTCTACTTATGGGCAATTTGCTGATGATGCTACATTTGAGGTTGTTCCAACGTGGCAAAACCGCTTACAGGCAATGGCGTATGAAGACGCTGTTAATGTGAGGTTTTCTCATTATGCATATGATATACAAAACAATTTTTTAAGAGTTTATCCACCTCCCGGTCCTAACATTAACAGCGAAGAGGATATAATATGGTTCACTTTTACGGTGGAAGAAGACGCTAACACGGTGGATACAACTCGCCTTCGCGGGGTGAAAGGGGTCAACAATATGAATACGTTGCCCTTCGCTAACATTCCGTATGATAATATCAACTCGGTGGGTAAACAATGGATTCGACGGTATGCTCTGGCGTTATGCAAAGAAATATTGGGACAAGTGCGCTCTAAGTTTGCTACCATTCCTATTCCCAATGACAGTGTGACCCTTAATGGATCAGATTTAATAAGTCAAGCTCGCGAAGAACAACAGAACTTAAAAACCGAGTTGAAAGAACTTCTAGAATCTTTAACTTATGGTTCGCTCGCAGAGGGAGATGCAGAAATTGTGGAAGCCACCAGTAAAGTATTCCAGCAAGTTCCCAACCCGATTTTTGTTGGATAAAATGAATGGCAAAGTTTACCAGACCATCAACACCACCACCACCGCTCTTTGTCGGAGATAAAGAAAGAAAGCTTGTACGTCAAGTAAATACAGAACTCATTGAAAACGTTATTGGGCAGGTAATCGCATATTATGCTATTGATCTTGAAACCTCCAACTTTCACCCTGTTTATGGAGAAAGCAAAGAAAAAAGTTTTTTGCCTCCGGTCAGGGTATATGCGAGAGTCGAGACGGAATCTTCAGAGGTTTTACAAACTAAGGCTGGCGTGGATCGATTACAAAAAATAAACATTTACTTTCATCGTAAAAGGTTGACAGAGGATCAAAAGCTCATGGTGCGAATTGGCGATTTTGTTTATTACGACGGAGATTATTACGAGATTGTGGAAACTAGAGGATCAAAAAGACTATTCGGTCAAGAAGGACAGAAGTACGAGATTGCGGCGACCTGTATAAAGGCGCGGGAGAACATGTTTAATGGTTAAATTGAAAGAGCAACCTTTTGTAGAATCCTCCATAGAAACGATGGATACGGCAGTCTTCAATTTTATAAACAATAAGTTAAATCTTTATACGGTACGCAACGGAGAGTCCGAAAAGGTTCCGGTGTTATGGTCTTCGGCAGAACGCGCATTTCAGCTTAAGAAACAAAAAGAATTAAGAGATGATAATGAAACTCTTAAATACCCCCTGTTAACAGTATATCGTGAGTCGATAGAAAAAGATGTGGAGGGGTTTCCCTTTACCCCCGGCTCCAACTTTTTTGCTATAGCTAGAAGGATAATGCCTTTTAATACTCGCAAATTTGCCAACGCCACCGCAAAAAAGAGATTTAAAGTGAGTAATAAGAAATTCGACAATAAAAAGGTCGTTTATGAAACCCTATATTCAGAAAATGTTACGTCGGTTTTGGCAAAATACAACATTCTTGTTCGGACTAGTTACTTAACTGACATGAACCAAATTTTAAATGGGTTTTTAACAATTAATAATTATAGAGAAGTAAAGGTAGAAAATGAAGGTCACTCTTATTATATGACGTTTCCCAAAGAATTTTCGTTTGATAAAATTTCTGAAAATTTGGAAGCGGACGAGCGCTATTTTGAGACTGCCTTTATTATTGAAACCCGTGGCGCACTTTTTCCGAAACCTCAAAATTTAGACCACGCGGTTTTGCGTACTGCACAAAATGCAGTTGACATTCAGTTTAATAAAGAGCGCACGATTGTAGGAGATATTCCCACTGTGAGAGATGGAGCAAAATCATTTGTTGAAGAGTAGGATTCTTTTCAAAAGTCTTGCTACTATTTATAAGTGATATTCTAGGAGTGATATTGATATGTCAGTAAAAAAGTTCAAGTTTGTTTCTCCCGGTGTTTTTATCAACGAAATTGATAATTCCCAACTCCCCCGCACCCCCGCACCGCAAGGTCCAACGGTTGTGGGACGTTCCCTGCGAGGACCAGCGTTACAACCAGTTCAGGTA